GCCCCCGCCGGTCCCCATGTTCGCGTTGAAGCCCATCAGCAGACTGTCTGAATCCTCATCATCCAAGTTGATGCCCTCCGCATTAAACCCTACGCAGGTGCCGTGCAAAGAAGAATTGAAGCACTCGCCATGGAAAGCAAACGATGTGTCCGTGCTCTCCGCTTCCTTCGTTACGCGGGCCAGAACCGCTGATGTACCAGCGCTGTTCTGTAGTTGCGTGGACTGAAAAACGCTCAATGCCCACGGTGTGCCGGTCGCATAGTGCGCGTCCTGCTGGATCGTCACAACCTGCTGCGATGATCCGGACCCGGCCAGATCCGCCTCGTGGTTGCGGGCGAACATCACAGCCGTATCGAGAGCAAGATAATCGACAGCACCGCCGTATTCGAAATGGAACGGATAGTTCGGTGCGCCTGATACACCGATGCCAAAGTTGGCAAGCTTGTAGTTGAGAAAGCTATTGGAGAAGTACTCGTAATCATCCCCGGTGCTGGTTTTGCTGAGGATGGTGAACGAGCCGCTGATGGTAACAGCGGCCCGTTTTTCGAGGGAAACATTCGTTTTGCCGCAAGCTGATACATTCGCCAGTAGCGTCATATCGGTATTGATCGTGCCTTCTCCGCCGGCTGCGGGCAGGCCACAAATCAATTCCTGCAATCCATCCGATGCGCTGCCGATGGTCCACGCACCGCTGTGATTATTCGCCGGGGTGAACGTGATAGACCCGGACGATGCGCCACTGGTGCAGGTTCCCCCGGTAATCAGCACCGTTTCAGCCGTCCCGGTGCCACCGGAAACGTACAGGTAATGCCCGGTATCCGTACCTGCTACGCCTGTAGGACATGGCGTCAACGTGATGGTGTTGATGATGTCTTCCGTGAGTGATCCGCCTGGCGTCTGACTCCAGTCGTAGGAGCCTGCCGCATTGCCGCCGCCGTCTTCGGAGATATTCGCCAGATTCGGGCCGAGTGCCGTTTCGATGGCTCGCAGCTCCGCTACCACTGCGTTGTGATGCCACGCACTGACGAACGCCGAGACTGCCCGCCCGTTGGCGTGAGCCGCAGCAGTCGTGGAATCAAATCCCCGCTGTACCGTGATGTTGTTGCCGCTGACTGCGGTCACGTTGACGATCTCGCGATCGCAGGTGAGCAGCATGTTTGCCGTGATCCCGGTGGCATTGGCCACGGTCCAGACCGTATCCGCAGAACCAACAGCGCCGCGTAGCGCGGTCTGTACACCATTGGCGGCAACCTTCAGCGTGGCATTCGAGACAACGGCCCCGGGGAACGAGGCAGTCTGGGCGTACAGGGACACGCTCAGCAATAGAGCGATGCAAAGATTTCTCATTGTCGTGTGTGGTTTTTATTCGGCTGCGGGCTGCTCTTCGGCTTCGACTGCGGGGATGATGTTTCGCATGCTCTTAATGGAGTTGCGTGCTCCCACAGCACCGGCCAGCAGCGTTTCGGTTACCGGTCGGCCGTATTCGGTCGCCAGGTCAAGCGCTAGCTCAAACCGCAGCAACTTTTCGTAGCCCTCGGGAAACGCAAGATCCGTAGAGAGCGATGCAACGGTGCTGATCGGTTGCCAGTAGTCCAGACGAACACTGGAGCCGGTCGTGTTCGGTGTGGGCCATACTTCGATGTTGAGCGCTGGATACGAGGTATCCGCGCCCAGCAGCATCGGTAACACGGCGGTAATTCCGATATCGCTACCGATACGGCGCCGATATTCACCCATCGGAAGCACTTCCAGTCCTTTGGAAAAATTGCCGTTGACTGCGTGTGCGCCGGTCACCTTAAAGGGCCGGGCTGAAGTGGTCCACGATCCGTTCACGCCCAGCGTGTAATTGAAAGCGCCGCTGGTCAGGGTGAAGGTGTTGTGGTGGATCGTGTACGCGATGTCCTGTTCGTTGCTGAGTTGTCCAATGATGTGATTCAGCACCACTAGCGCATCGTCAGATTCGGTGGTAGTCGGACTCTCGCCCGTGGCGAGAACGCCTATCAGGCGCAATGAGCTATTTATCAGTTGTTGAGCGGTCATCGCTTGCCTCTATTGATCGGGCGATTTAGGTAAGGCACGGGCTCAGGTGTTGGTGCTGGTGCTGCTTCAGGCTCCGGAAACACGGGCGTTTCGGCCCAGTCCGCGCCTGCTGCGTTTTGCTCTGCACGATTCGCGACGATGCGCGCTTTGTGTTCGCGATGAAAGATGTACTTGGGGAATTCCTTGAACATGGTGAGCCCTGAAAAACGAAAAAGGGCACCCGGTGAAGAGTGCCCTTGGTATTGCGGGTGAAGCGTGATTAGGCGCAGACGCGACAAATCCATTCGGCCTTTCGGATCGCCCAGCCGTAAAGCAAGTCGCACCTGGTTATAAATTTGTCCTCTGTACCGTCGTAGAACGACAGCATGCGGATGCTCATACCAGTTTGCGGATCGGTTGCGCGTGAGCCAAAGTGAACGTCACGCGGCATCTGCAGCGGAGCCATACCGAAGACAATCGCTTCCTTGTGGTAGGCGATGCCCTGCTGAGATGTGGTGCTGGCTGCACCGAGCACGGTGATGGGCGCGTTGTTCGCAGGCACGGCGGAAACCGTCTTGCGTGCGCCGGTAGCAACGATGCTGGGGCTAATCGCCACAGTCAGGTTGCCGGAACCGTCTGACGAAACATCGGCGGTCACGACAAACTGCTGCAGATCAGGCAGCGTATCGCCGGAAACCGGGTTAACGGCATACACGCCGTCAATCGTGAAGATATCGCCTTTCTTCAGACGGGCAGAAGCGGAAGCTGTCCAGCCGTCGGTGATCAGCGAAGCACCGGTCTGGTCGGCGCCATTGACAAGCGGCGTTCCGCCCAGAGGACCAACGGTGTGCGTCCGGACGTTCTGGTCCAAGTGCCAGTCGAAGCCAGCGGCACGGCCCATCCGGCCACGGGTGTACTGCTTGCCGATCTCTGCAGTGGAGTTGAAGAGCGATTTGTTCGCATCAACGATCTCGGTCTGCATCTTCGGGCTGATGACAACGCGGCGGTCGTCATCCAACGGGCAGTCCATGTTGTCGAGCTTTTCGCCCGCTTGCAGATAGGTTTTGATGGTGTTCGGCACAGTGCCGGGAGTGCCGACAGCGTTGAACGCAGACTGATAGGCCAGCGTCAGGCCGGACACGTCAACGGTGTTCGCCAGTGCGACTGCAGCGGACTTCAGGTAGCGCTCGCTGAAGCGATCAATGCTAAGCGTCAGATCCTTCGAGGTGAATTCGAAAGCAACGTGCTTCTGAGTGTCCAGCGTCAAGCTGACGGACTCTTCCACCACGTCCTGAACGCTGAGCGTCGCGCCGTTCGTCGCGCTGAACCGGACAGGCTTCCGGATCGCGAGAGCATCACCGATCTTCGCGCCATCGCGGCCGAAGCGGTCATCGTATTCGTGAGAACAACCAGCGGTGAACGACAAGTTGTTGATGAATCTCATCAGCAATTCATTCGTGATTACTGACGGAGTAAGAATTGTATTGGACAAGGTAAGTCTCCTGCGCGATCTCTGTCGCGCTTACTGCCCGGGTCTATTGAGTGCGGCCCGGGGTTGGAGTCAGGGCAGGCTTATCGTTCGCCGGCTCGTCGCCGCTTCACGTATTCGGTGAAGTCGTCAATCTCGTAGAGGCTCTTTTTGGCCGTGCTGGCCTTCGCCCCTACCGGCTTGATCGGCTCCGGTGCTTTGCTGACTGCGGGTTTCTTTTTCTCTACAGGTGCTGTGAGCTTCGCCTCGAGTTTGCCGATTTCAATGGCGGCTTGCATGGGCGTGAGCTTCGCGATGCGCTGGATTTCTTTGGGATGCTGTGCGAGGTGATACGCGATGTCGGTCCCGATGCTGGACTCCATGATGGCTTCCTGCATCGCTGGCGTAATCGGAGTGGTGATCTCCGAAATTACGTCGTCGAAATCTTCGTACTTGTCTCTCGCGGCTTCAACCTTTTCGGTCCAGGCTTGTGCGCGCGTTTCGCTTTCAGATTTAGCTCTGCTCTCCGCCTCCGCTTTGGTGCGTGCGGCCTCGCGCTGCTCAATCTTCCAGTCGGTGAGCGCATCTACATATGCGTCGTACGACTCGAAATCATCCAGTTTTGGCTTGCTGTTGCTGGTGGTTTCGGTGGTTTTAGCGGGTTCCGCCCCCGTGTCCAGCTTGCTGCGTAATTCCTGTGCGTAGCGCTCAGCTTCTTTGCGAGCCGCTACAGCTTTGTCGATCTCTTTCTGGATGCGCTTTCGAACGCCCTTCGGCAGTTCGGCTTCTTCGTCCTCGGATTTCTCTTTCGACTTGAAGCGGCCCTGTTCGTCGCGCTCTTGCTCCTGCGTCTCTATCTCTTCCGGTTCCGTTTCCGGCTCAGTCTTGGCTTCCTCTGCAGGTGCCTCGGATGTTTCGACGGTTTCGGTCTGCTCTGCTACCTCACCGAAGCTTTCATTAATGAAGCGAGAGGTATCCTCAACCATCGGTAGTGGTTCTGACAAATTGTTCCTTTATGGGGTTCGTGGTCTACAAAGCGGGCCACTACGCGGGATGTACTGCAAAAATCGTGAGGGAATTACCAGGTGGCGATAGCTACGCGCTGCCAAGTGTCGGTATCGACGCAGACGTACAGAAAGCCATCTTCGTAGGCGATCTGGCCTGCTGTTCCGGGATCGTCGGCGGCTGATGGTGCTGTGGCCGATGCGGTCTGCGCGACATCGTTCAGCGCGGTGAAATTATCGTTGATGCGCGTCTTGTTTTCGGCGGTGAATGCGCCTTCGTGCACGACGGTGCTCATTGTGGGCATGGGTGAATCTCCGTGTAAAGTTTGGTGTAAAGTTATCGCCCGATGCCCAGGAGCATCAGGTATCGTCCACCCCCGGTATTCGGGGTATTCATGACGAGCGACGAGCTGTCCGCAATCGCCAGCGCAATGCTGTCGTTTGCGAGAATGCCCGCCATGATTGCCGAAAGATCGGCAACCGAAATCTGTACTGCATCGCTG